TCACCTTCAACCGGTGCCATCTTCAATTCGGCCAGCAGGTCATAGCTGATCATTTCGCCAGCGTCCGATTCCAGATCGGTCAGGATCTGAACCGGCACTTCGGCTTCAGCACCGCGCGCCATGAAGCGTTGATTGAAGTACGACTTTTGGCTGGTGTCATAGGCCAGAAGACCAGACCAGCGCTTTACTGCTTTGGGATCATTAACCCCGATGATGGTACGAGCCATAAGAGCTACTCCTTAGGTGGTTACCTGAAAGAGCACTTCCTGCGCTCGGTTTACTAATAGCTTTAACGCTATGGTTTGCAATCTGCCATGCTTGGCACGGCCTTGCCGGTGCGTGAATCCTTTTTTTCAATCGTGACATCGCGTGCGGCAGTGACGCGTAAACGCGCCAGCTGCCCACTTTTCTGCACCAGCTCTACAGTGGCGCAGCCCGATAAGGCCAGGGCTTCCCCCGGCCTTACATCAATGATGAGTCTTGACATACGGGACATCAGGTTCCTCGCGCGTAACGCTCCCGTTGGTCTGGCGACATCTTGCGAATGGCCGCTTCCAGCTGGTCACCGCTCAAGCTGTCCAGATCGGCAAACTCGCTGGCCACATCACCTGGGCCATCGCCACCCGGTACATTGGCAATGGATGGCGGCAGGTTCGCGGTATTGGGTTTGCGATCCTGCTTGGCTTGCTTCAGCTTATCGTCGCGCTCTTGCTTCTCATTCCCTGTTGGGGCTGGGGCTGACGTTTCCGCTGGTGCCGCTTTCGCGGGTGCCAGATCATGCAGTGCCAGAACGCGCTTGTGGGCTTGATCAAGGAACCAGCGCATGTCTTTGTGTTCGTTGGCGGGGTTACTGGCCAGCGTCTTTACAAAGCTATCCAGATCCGCTGCCTTCTCGCTATCCTTAGCGTAGTCAATGCGGCCACCGTCTTCAGGCAGACCTGCTGCCCAGTCAATGAATCCGCTTACTGCTTGCCCCCACTGGTATTCAGCAGACTGGCTACGCATTTCGTCCGAAATTTCGGCCTTGGTGCGCAGGTTATTCAGTTCACTACGCTCACGAAACAGCTCTTCACGCTGGGCGTCAAAGTCGTCAAACTCGATTTCGCCATCACGGAACTTCTGTTTCAGTTCGGCAGCACGTGCATCTAATGCCGACAGGCGGTCATTGAAGTCTGCCGGTAGCTGGGCGCTGTAATTAAAGTTGCTGTTGGTGCGCTTGGCAGCGGCTTCCTGTTCTGCCAGACGGTCTGCTTCGGCCTGTTTTGCGGCCTTGGCTGCGGCGACGTCAGCATCTACACCTGCGTCGTCGGCACCGCCTTGGTCGTCAGCGCCAGCGCTACCTTTACCAGCGGCATCATCACTGCCAGTGCTGGCAGCAGCAGCGGCAGCGCCGTCATCGTCTCCGGCAATGCCATCATCATCGTCATCTTCATCATCGCCGTCATCGTCTCCGGCAATGCCCTTCATTGCAGCCAACTCTGCCTCCGAATAATCAGAGCCTTCAATGGCTTCGCGTTCTTCGGGGGTCAGGGTATCAAGTGCTTCTGCATTGAGCGTACTCATGCGCGCTTCCTTTCTTGCGGGTTAAAAATCAGTCGTCTTTCGATGCCACCTTGGCAACTTCAGTCATGCGTTCTTTGGCCAGCGCCTGGACTTTGGCGTAGCGCTTCGGGTCGTTCTTGATCGACTCGGCTTCAATCAGCGTGCGCAGGTCACTCTCAACGCGCCACTTCTCGTCGTCTTTAATCGTTGCGTTAGCAGATGGGGTCTTTGCCATGATGCGGCTCCTAAATGGTTGAGTGCTTAGCAGTCGGCAAATTGCCATGCTTGCCACGACTAGCGCGGCTGAAGTCCGTCAATTACTTGGTAACAGGCGGCGAGTCCGGCGCGGATGCTGTCGGCTCGGGCAGCTTCCCCGACAAGAAACTCTGCATCTGGTCTTGAAAGCTCTGCCCCAGTGGCACCCGCGCAGCCAGATCGGGCGGGCTGACCCGCTGCACTGGCACGCTCGACGCGGTTGCGCAGGCTGATAACATCAGCACGCAGGCGAGTATTGATAGATGCCAGACTGGCAGACTGTTGGCGGATTGCTTCATTCACAACTCCTTGTTGTTGGCGCTCTAAAGTCAGGGCTTCTTCGACGGCAATACGGCTATCCTTTTCTGTCTTGGCCAGCCATGCGGTATTTCGGGCACTGTCGCCCCAGGCGTAGCCACCAAAGACCAAACCAATGGCAGTAAGCACTGCCCCCAAGATCAGCCACGGATTAAGGGTTGGCATGGTTCTCTCCCAGACAAATAGTCATTTCGGCAGCGCGGCGCGTGGTTAGACCGGGCAGCGCAACCATGCGTCCGCCAACACTGGCTTTATTCCACTTGGGCAATTCACGACAAGCCTCAGGTATCTTGCCCGCCTTTAACAGACGGGCCGCTGTTGAACGTCCGGTATCGCAGGCAATTCGTGGCCCGATGTTGTAGACCGCATCAGCAAATGCGGCAAGCACATGATCTGGCAGGTTTGGCGCGCAACGATCAACGGTACGAATGGCGTCCAACATATCGTTGTCCAGCCGCTCGCGGCATTCGTCCAGGCTGTACTTCTTGCCTTTCTGCACCTGTGTCGTCGAACCGTAGCAAACAGTGAGGATTCCAGGGGGGTCATAGTAGGCATATTGGCGTAGCCCTTCTGCCGGAATGGCGATTGCAGTTGCGATAGCCGCTGCGGCTTTCCAGCGCTTGATGCGGTCCGAGGTGCTTTCCATCAGATGCCCTTTTGCGCAACAAGGCGTGCCACAAATGCTGCAGAGACTGCGGCAAATGACAGAACAGCAAAGAGGTTGCGTGGTATCTGGTCAGCGAATAGCGGCAGGGCGATTTCACACCCTGAGAGCAGGCCTGCCAGAATAATGAAACGCAGGCTCCACGACCGGCGGACAATCTCACGCCAGTTATCGTATAGCCTCACTTGCCACCTCGAATAACCAGCTCTTTGACAGTCACATCCAGCCGCTGCAATTGATCGTTCTGCAAGCGGTTGGCAATAATGCCCTCTTGCACGTTGCTGAATACCCAGACAACAGAGGCAACCACCAGCACCTGAATCACGCCAAACATAATGCCGAAAGCCCAGCCAGCGCCCTTGGCCTTGTTCATGTTTTCATTGGTCTCGGTCTCAACCGTCGTGATACGGGTATTCGTATGCTCGACACGGTTCTTGATTTCTTCAACCTGACGCCACAGTGTTTCAATGTTTTCGCGGGCGTGGCTGTTGTGAATCACGACTTCAGCAATGGTTTTATCCAGCTTGGCAATCTGGGTCACGCTTACCTTGATGTCTTCGACCTTCTCCGTCAGAGACACCAGTTGTGTTTCCAGACGCGACATTTGCGCGTGCATTTCGTTGCTGTTGTTTTCAGTTCCCATGATGGTGACCGTTTTCCGTGGTTAGGATTCCTGGCCGGTCATGGGCGCAGTCGTAGTATCTTCAGGCGGTACCGGCGCTACAGGCGCAGGCTCAGGCGTCGGCATAGGTAGCGCAGCTGGTTCAGGCGCAGCACCCCGACCCAGCGCATCAATTTGGGCTTGCAGCGATTCCAGCGTCTTATTGCTGTTGGCGGCAATCTCGGCAATGCGTTCCTTGGTGTCAGCGTTGATGCGTGCAATCTCTAGCTTGGTATCGCTGTCACGCTTCAATGCCAGCGTACGGTCAGCCAATTCAGACTGCGCGGCACGTAGCTGTTCGGTCACGCGCTCCAAGGCGCTATCGGCCTGACTGCGGATCTGGCTGACCAGCGCCTGATTGCCCGCTGCACCATCAGCGCCACCGGCCTCGCTCTCAAACTTGGTGGCACGGGCATTGATCTCGCGGATCTTGGCGCGCTGTTCTTCCAGTGCATTCAGTGCCGTCTGGCGTTGAATCTCCATCGACTCGGCCTGCATCTGCATCTGACGCTGTTGCTCAGCGGCTTCCTCTGGCGTCATCGGCTTGCCTGGGTCACGCTGGCCGGTCAGCTGGCGAATCTGATCAGCGATCAGATCCTTATTCGGCAGATCGGAAAACTCCATCGAAATGACCATGAGACGCAGCGCCACTTCCGGCGGCAGACGGCTGGCCAAGCCATTCAGGCTATCAAACATGACCTGCCGTAAGGTGCCTGCATAATCTTGCTCAGACACTACAAAATCCGCTTGGCTAGCGGTAATGTCATTGAGGAACCGCACCGATCCATCCGGCTGCATTTCCGGCTGGTTGATATTGACCCACTCAATGCGGCCTTTCTCGCCCGATAACCGAATCACCTTCTCTTCGGTATAGAACTGTTCAACCAGGCTTAACTGCTTCTCGCCCTGAATCTGTACGGCTAAACGCAGGTTATCAAAGGGCTCAGTCGTAACGACGCTGCCCTGAAGCTGACGGGCCTTGATGGCTTCGCCGGAAACGGCATTGGTCTGGCGCCCCAGATTCTCGTTCGAGACCCCAGCCGCTTTCTGGATGCTGTTTGCAGCCAGCGTCATCATTTGGATCTGGCCGGTGGCGGCATCGGTATCCCGGCGAATCAAAAAGTCGCTGCCGCGCTTTTTCTTGATCATACCGTCGGGGCGGTCTGCCTCATCACGGGCTTCGTTCCAGTCGTCTACCGCATCGGCGTCTGCGATGATCTGGTTCGTATTGAGCATGAACAGGGCTTTAGAAGCGCGCTTGTTCAGATCCATCTGCATGTCGCGTACACGGCGAATCACGCCATACGGCAGGCGGTCACGGCCACGGCGGTAACACCAGATTGGCGTCAGGCTAAACCGGTTGTGACGTAAGACGCTCTCGCCCATGCCCAGCAGGTTTGCCTCGGTAAAGACCACCCAATGCACCCGCATCATCACCTTTTCAACGATGGAATGCCCATTGTCGGTCAGCGCTTGAATCAGGCCAGCGTCACGATCCCCGAGAATGGCACCGCGCATCGGGCCATCGGATACGATCTTGACGCGCACCGGCTTGCGGTACTGGCCTTCAATCAGGCGAATTCGGCGGCGCTTGGCGTCTGCCAGCGTGCCCACGCCGGTTGCGTAGATAAAGCCGCTGCGCACCGATTGAGCATCCGTTGGCGTGCGCCACGTATCCTCTTCCCAGCCATCGGCCTGATACTGGGTTGCCTCTTCCACGCCGGAACGAATCTGGGCTTGGCGATTCGGGAACATGGCCAGCGCCACATCTTCATCAACCCACTTCCAGCGGAATACATAACGGGCATCAGACAAATCGTAGGCATAGCACGATGAATCCCACAGCACATTGCGCCAGTCTTCATGCTTGGAATAGATGATGTCCTGTGTCGGGTCATCCCGCACCCCGTCATCCAGCCAGCCAATGCCCACCTTTACCGCATCAGCAAAGGCGCGTGAGCGCTCAAAGGTGCAGCGGTTAACATCAGAGACGTACTTCAGCACCTTGGTCTTCACATCAGCCAGCTGCACATCGTCTTCGGTACGGGGCAGCACTTTCCAGTCAACACGGCTACGGCGCTCAGTACCAATCAGCCAGTCCACCATCGGGGCGATTTCGTTGTAGACCAGCGGCATCTGTCCACGCTCATTCAGCGCCATGATGTCGTCTGGATCCCACTGCATGTTGTCGTAGAAGTCGGCATCCATTGCCATTTCCAAACGGTTCAACGATTGCTTTTCACGCTCGTAGTAGAACCATTCCAGCAACTGGCGATGCGTATCCTTAGCGCCAGGGCTTTCCAGTGGATCAACTTCAGGATTCTCTTCCGTCATCCCCACCGACTCAGCCTGACGGCGGTAATAGTCGTCGCCCGGTGCGTTATGGTTCGAGCGAATATCAAATTCAGCCATAGCTTGCGCCGTCCTTCTCGATCTTGATGGACTCGCTGGCAACGACTTTGCCGTTCGCCTTCAGCATGAGTTCGCCAAAATTGGTCTTGTGGAATTCCTTGGCCGGTTCCGTTGGCATCCGAATCAGATCAGGCAAGCCTTCATTGATGATGCTGGCAATGCGTGACCAGTTAGCGGTATTGGGTTCAATGCCCAGTACATTGCAGGCAACGGGACACTGGCGCGCCAGATAGCGCACATCGTCATACTTGAATGCTGCGGATTCCAGCACGATGTACCACGGCGCTTTCTGCCGGTGCATCGGCAATAGAATCATCGCCCGTTCGTCATTGACCCAAGAGAAAATAACCAGAATGTCGCCATGCTGGCGGGTCAAATGCGCTTTACTGATGTCGATTGATGCGCCCACGGAAACCCCGAATCGTCGAAAATTTCCGCAAAAATGCCATGCTTGCCACGACAAACAGCCGATTGCACTGATCTATACGGCCATCCCTGATCGACGACGACGGGCAAGACCACCGTTGCCAGACCGGTTAATTCCCTGCCCTGGGCGCATCGCATCCTCGGCCACAATCGCCATCAGACCAAAGGCGTCCGACCCATGAGACGCCCAGTCATGCTCGGGACCCAGCCCGATATCGCGCTCGTCGTCCCACTTTTCGTGATACCAACCCAAAGCCTCAACACCGGGGGTTGTAGTTTCCTCATTCATCCAGACGCTTGGGAAGATGCGGCGGGCGGCATTAACCCGTGCCATTGCTGCGCCACGCCCCTGATTGGGAACAACGGTCACTGAGTAGCCCGCACTCTCAAACGCCGACTGGTAACTGACGTTAAACACCTTGTCATGGGTCGCGCCATCATGCGGCAGGAAGATTTCGGTATTGTCTGACTGGTAGCCGTTCTCACGCATCCAGCCAAGATGGTGCCCGATCTCTTGCCCAACCTGTTCGTAATAGTTCAGCGTACGAACCTCGCGGCCAATGAACTGCGCGCCCCACATGGTGAAGGCATCGGCATTCACGCCGGTACCGCCAATATCCACAAACAAGCGACGCTTCATGTTCGGGTCAGCAGCTACGCGGCCAATGCGTCCCTCGCGCTTCATGGCGCTCAATTGCTTCGTGAAGTATGCGCCCTTCACCGCCGTGGCATAAGCGCCTTCCCACACGTGATCATAGCCATCGGGATCTGTCTCCAGCCAGCGCAGTCTTTGCCGCTCAAGGATGGCCGGAAACTTCGGGTTATCCCGCCAGTTCATTTCAACCACTTTGAATCGCGGGTCTTTGACCTGACGAAAGCGCCGATCCGTTGCGCTGGACTTTCGCGCAGGGTTCCAGGTAACCCACAGCTCACTGTCTTCTTGGCGCAGCGTCGGTATCACGATATCCCACGCCTTGTCGGTAATCGGTTCGGCTTCATCTGCCCACAGCAACAGGATCTTGGCCTTAGACTTGAGCGACATGATGGTGCGCTTGTCCATACCAGAAAACTTGTAGGCAATCCGCTTGCTCTTGGTACGGATGTACTTCTCGCCAATATCGAAATGCGGCGCCAGCCACGGCTCAGACTCAATCGCGGCCTTGACTTCGGCCAGACTGGAATCATCAATCGAATTCAGATATTCACGACCACACACAATAACGCCTTCGCGGCCTGCCTGATCCCACATATAGGCACGAATTGCCGTCATCTTGGCGAATGTCATGGTCTTTCCAGAGCCACGACCCCCGTACGCACCACGCACGTCAGCCTCGCCGGTAAAGACCGGTATTAACTTTGGCGGTATTTCAACGACGGCTTGCGTTTGTGCGGCATCCACGATCAATACCCAGTTAACCGTATACCTGTAACGTGTCGCACTCTGAACACAAGTGACCGTGCTTGGTCAGATAGAACAGACGACAGCCGCACTGACACTCCCAAACCTCTAACGGTTCATCGGCGCTTGGCAATGCGTCGCCCTTAACGTCTTCCGCTTTGGTCTCTGGCTTTTCCAGTTTGATAATAGTGCCCATGATTTACTCTCCACTCTCGTTATAAAGCGCCCAATCTTCTGCCAACACGTCTGTCTGGCTGGCCAGCCACGGCACTACGCCACCATCGACTGTCTTCATGGCAATCCACGGCAGCAGGTGATAATCCACGGGCATTTCGCCAATGGCACCACTCCAGCGTGCTACCAAACATAGCCACATGCCTTTGCCATTCCATCCGGCGCGGCTTACCCGTTTCCCAGACTTCAACGCCTCCAGCGCTACGCCAAACGACATATTGCCGACGGGGCTATAGCCTTCCTCAAAGGCTTTCGCTGGCGAGTACGATAGATAGCCGTCTGCGTAGACCACGAAATAGCCACCGGGCTGCGGGTTGTGCTTGGTCACATAGTCAGCTGTCACCGGAAACGGGCCATGACTTGGGTCATCCGGAATAATCGTTGCGCCATAGGATGCGGCAGCAGACTGCCCCGATGGATCTTGGTTGCCCTTCGGGATTACTTCCAGAATCTTCAACGCCCAGACAT